ACGCTGCACAAACAAAGTTACATCAGCCGATTGGACAGGCTCAACCGTTGCCGTGCCATAATTGCTGTATTTTCTAATAAGCGTGGTTGTAGGACTAATTGGGCCATTATTAGTTGTCGTCACAATGTATTCGCCGCCAGAAGTTCCAACAGATAGTACTCTTGTTGCTGAGAGCCATCGAATACTCGACACAGTATTACTCGCTATCGTGTAGATAAGAGCATCGTCAGCATTAGATCCAACAGTAAAATTATCGTAATCAGCCGTCTTAGAAAACCACAAGGTTTGTGGATTGTTATTCGTACATCCAAACACCAGCCGTTGTTCAAAGAATGTAACAACAGATGGATAATTGTTTGAGCTGGCTAAACCAGGACTAGGCGATCCAGAAATGCTTAGCGTTGCAAATGTCCATGAAGTGTGACTTGATCGTGTTAATGTCCTTATCGCATAACTAGGATGCACAATATACATTGTGTCAGCACTTTGAGCAAACCGTAAATCGGGCAAGTCAGCTTCAGCATAAGGACTTGTGATTTCCAAAACAGCCTGGGCAGCACCGCCCGAACTATAGGCCGAAAAGCTTGTTGTATTAATGGCCACATCATGCAGATCTGTGAGTGTAAAAGTATTTGTTGTACTGTTAGCCACACGATAATTACGGCTATTTATTTCTGTCATGCCTGCTACAGAAACAATGTAGATTTCATCGCCGTTACTAAAACCGTGCGAGTTACTTGTTAAAACACCAGGGTTAGCTTGCGTAATGGCTGTAATCGTTTTCGTTGTGCCTGTAAGAACCTGAGATCCCTCACGGTAGACACGCATTGTACTCACGCCAAATTCCAAGATGTAGGTATCGGACGTTTTAAAAATAAACGGTATCAGCCTGCCCTTTACAGAGCTGGCTTTTAATTCACCTAGAAATTCCGTGCCTGGCCTTCGTGCTGCACCGCCGTGTGGATGGATCACCATATTGGTGCAATCCTTCAGCCCTTCTGCATACTTGCTAATGTTTGTTCTGCCTTCCAAACGTGGCGATATTTCGCCAGCCGTAAAGGCCGCTATTGCTGGTGCAGAACGAGCCATTAGAACCTCGATTCAATAAAGTCTGTACTTTCAATACGCTGCGTTGCACCTTCTGTGGCATCAATGAACCGTGCTTCTTTAAGCCGATCCTGATACAAGGCAGCCATAACCTGTATCAGCGATGTAGACCCTGTTATTGCATAGCAGGCCTCTTGCGCCAGCCTTGCAGCCAAAGTGCTTATAAGGTTTGCATCATATTCATTCGGATCTGTAACCCTAGCAATATACTTAATTTTAGCCGCCGATTCATCTGTTAGGAGCTTGCGCCCTTCAATCACAAAGGCAGGCCCACCAGAATTATCAACCATATTATCATAAGGATAGGTTAGAGTACCATTACTAAACTCCAAAACTCTTAGACAATACGGATCGGCTGGCAAAGCATACTGATAGGTATAGCCATAAGCAGGCGTATCGGTTTCTTGGCCAAGCTCAGACCGCCTAATTAAACTATTCCAGGGATGCGCCCGAAATACATCATCCCTAATTCTGGTATAGATCTGATTCATTATGCGGCCAGCTTTAGAGTTTTCATCAAGCGTAGAAATATTGGTTGCGCCAAGATGATTGAGTGCGCCGTTCACAATGGAAACTTCAGATGTCATGCTCTATTCCTAAAAAAAAAGAGGGGGGCTAATTGCCCCCCACTAACTTAGTCAACCACATATTTAATGGTTAACTCGATTGTGCCTGTACCAGCAGCACCGCCCATCGTTACTGTAATCGCAACACCATTAGAATCGGTGTCCGTTTCAGTACCAGAACCTAATGCCAAGGTAGCAAGAATATCAATCTTCTGAGCTGATGTTGATGCAGCAGCCGCTTTATAAGCAGCAGCAGATGCACTTACAGCCGTTCCAGCAGCGTTAGTATGAGCTGCATATCCTACGGACAATGTAGTTGAAGATCCCAACGCATCATGCGCTAAAGAGCCTTCTAAAAGCCTCGCATTGTTTGGTAGAATAAACATATCAATAACATCGCCAGATGCTAGTGAAGATGCTTCGTAAACACCATGAGCAACCCGAATGCGCCCACCCAAGAAATTGGATTGGTTCATTACAGGTGGAGTAGCTCTGGAGTTAGTTCGTTGAACAGAATATACTGTAGCCATTTTCTATCTCCTTTCCTACTCGTTACACGCTATTTGTACGACTTTTTCTTCTTCAAGACGTGAACTGCCGAATGAAGAACAATAATAAATTTGAGTCGCATAGGATTTATCCGCACGCTCCTCAATTCTAGCCGTAACATCTTTGTTAATTGCCAACATACACCCATCTTCAGCCCAGGCGTAGCAAAGTCTG